AAACTGAGCATGGGACGCATCAATAGTATCGACTAACGCTGAACGTGTCAGTCTGATTGCAGCAGAACTTGTGTGAGGTGTGAATTCGATGTTATCGAATGCCCATCCCTGTGCGCGAAGTTCCAGAAGTGGTGTAGTAGCTACAGCACCAGTAGCAGGAGGCATCCAAGATGCACCACCACCAGTAGGAACACCCCCAGATGTTGCCTGACGCTGTAGATTGGCCGCACCAATCATAGTAACGTCATAAACATCGAGAGGTGCAACAGCCTGTTCACGTAATACACCACCGAGAATGATGGTATCGCGTGAACGAAGATTTGGTGCTAGTGTAGTAAAGTTAGCAAATGAACCTCGTGGTCCGTTGCCATCAGGAAAGATAAAAAAGACTCTCCCAATGCTTCCCAGACGATTGGAAGCAATAGAAATATCTCTGTTATCTTGGCGGTATTCACGCCATAGACCGGGAATTGCTGTCACTGAATCCTCCAACGGAAAAATCCGCCAACATATTCCACCTGGAGATATGCCAAAGGATTACACGAATGAACGACGTTTCCAACCGCTTCTAAATGGCCTTCTCCTTGTCATAATGGCTTGCCTACCCTTAGCACCAATACCAAGGACACGGTCAACAGCCAGTGCAGCGAAACTATTGAGTTCTTCTGAACGTGTGGGATTCTCTCCAATGAAGTAAGCGCACAATGCAGCAGTTCGATATTCAAGAAACATCTCTGCATTGATGACATTTACTTGGTCGGTGCCCAAAATTGACGTAAAAACAGTAAAAAGTGCCTTTGTATAGTTGATTTTGATTTGATTATCAGCATTTGCAGCAATGAAGCGTAATGCCTGGCTTTCCCAGACATAGTAGAGTAGTTGAGGAATTTGGACTCCTGACATATACAATGGCAGAACATCCAATTTGCTCATTGGAACATATGGGTCAATACCATTGGCACGTTCCCATAACATTTGGGGTTCTATTAAGTCAGATGGAAGTGGTGGAACAGTAGTAAAGGTGAGTTCTGACACATTAGCAGCCACAGCAATTGGCGATGATGTGACAGTTTGAGTTACAGGAACATCATTAAGCTCAAAAAGCTCTTGAAGTTCCTGTAACGCCATATTCAGATATGGCAACTGTGCTGTATACGTGTAGACAGTCTTGTTTGCGTCATTCAGCATCGCCGCTGACTGGTCCATGACTCGCCCAGACGTTAAATCAGGAGTTGCCATATCTGTCTTTTATGACCTATTCATTACTGTGCGAATTTCAAATCTTTCGCACCAGGATGGTCAAAGTCAATGGCTCTGCAAGAACCACAAACTGGATAACCAGGGTCTTTGAGAGTTCCACAAGCCTTACAACGAACCTGTGCAACAGCAACGAAGTTTGCCATCCAGTCTTTGTTTTCAACATGCAATTGTTTTGCAGCTTCACGCATGTCATCGCTGATACAAAGTGGATTTCCGTTGGTTTGTGCCCACAGTGAATCTGCCATATTCAGCAGGGCTTCATACCAACGCTTCTGTTTTGTCGCAGCAGCATCAAGAAGGTGCTGTTGAGCCTTGCGAAGTTCCACAAGGGTAAACTTACCCGGAACCCAAAATAGGCCCGGCATTTTGTCAGCCATATTACAAGCCAACAATCCCTGACAGTAATCTCTGACAATAGATTCTGCCACTTGAGTGCTGAAATTGACAATTTCCATCAATGGCTGTTCTTCCTGAAGTTCCAGCCAATATGAGGAAGATTCGACATGTAGTAAGAATGGTTTTTCAATACTTCCGGGTTCCAAAATGAAGATTCCCGGTGAAATAGTGGGCTTTACCTCTTTGATATGTTTTGGATAGATTGAAACTACCGTTGACACATCAAGTGGATTCTTGGGTTGAGGAACAGTTCTACGCCTCAACTCTTGCAAAGTAGGAAGTCCGACAGCCATTACTGAGTCTCCTTATAGTTAGAGGGCACAATAATAGCTGCCCCCGACGCATTGTGTGTCTCACCACCAAGTGATGAATCTTCACCACTCAGTTCTTCATAAAGTTTCTGAATTCTAGCTTTACGAAGGTCAATGTTCGCTTCTTGACTGTTATTTGGGTCAGAATATCGAACCATTCGACGGTCAATTTTCTCACTACCAGTTATCATCATTGTATTGATAGCTTGCGCATCTAATACATTGTCGATAACGAAGCAAGAAGCATCAAGTGAAGGAGGCAGATATTCTTCTCTACCTGTCTCAAACACCCATAGAGGTTCGTAACTGGTTTTTGCGCCTGCAAGTTCTTCCTGATTAACATCAGGGACTACAACGAGACGCTCCAACAAATGTTTTTTGTCAATCCACTGATATTTAGGGCAATCCTGACGTGTTTCTGTTATTTCACGTAAGAATAAGCCACTTTCCGAATAATCAGTGAAAGTGCCATGACGTGTTTCGCGCTGGTCATCAGACCATACGATACGAAAGATGGGTAGACCTGTGACAATATCCACACCATATTTATCCTTCAACTGTTTGTTGAGGACATCTACGATGACCTGACTTTCACGAGTCATTCTTGCTTGAGTCGCAAATTGGCTAAATGGATTGCTCACAAGTCTACCCTCTTAGTTTTAGACTACCGCTTTAACCCACCACTTATTGGAAACATGGTCAAAGCAGAGGTCGATAGGCCGATTCTGTATCGGCTGATATGCTATCTGAATATTCCCCGTTGTGAGGAACAATCCAGGTGCAGCATTAGTAAAGCACAGTGTTATTTCACAGTAACCAGATACAGGAGGGACAATAGTCTCCAACTGTGTAGTTCCTGTGAGAAACGTAAATTTCGTAGTTGGAGCAATAGAAGCAGCCGCAGCCATAGTCCGTGGCGTTGGCTGCTTATCATTCTGAACCGTGCTAAAGTTCTGATAGTTAAGGTCGTTGGATACAGACATTGTATCTTTCCTCTCCTATCAGGACTACGACTGATAGCCGACGGGTATTGCCAAATTATCGATATAGGCGCAGGCAGCAGGATTGTTCACGAACACCTGCATACCGTTGACCATATAGAAAATGTCAGCAGCCGTCACACCACCATCGGCGCTGCGGATTTCAAAGATGTGCCGACCATCGGTCTTGTAAAAGCCCAATGGAAGCATCTCACCGCGGCCCCACACTTCGTCAGAGACAAAGTCAATACGAGTTTTATCCCAACTAAATGACGGTTTGTCGGCAGCGCCAGCAAACTGCATCTTGTCGAAATACAAGTTCAGATTACCTTCCTTCGTTGAGTCAGCAGGCTTCTGAATCATAGTGAAAGCCTGACCAATATCCTCATACGCCTGTTTCTGCGCAGGATGCAGCCATGCCTTCGGATTGAACTTGTTATTCATACCAACACGATTGCCAATCTTGTTGATAGCAAGACGTGGCAATGGAAGTGACAACGCTGAATTGTTGCCATTCACACGTGAGGCACGAATTTCAGGAGTATTGGCTCGGGAGAATCCAAGCCATGTGCCAGTGCTGGCATTTGAGTGGTGATAAGGCACACCAAACAGAGCCGGCAAAGAGTTAGGACTGGTGATTCCATCCACTACCAAGAAGTCCGTCGCCACGAAACCAGCGATGTTCGGAGTCATCACGATAGTGTTGTTCTCAATATCGTAAGACGTGATAATCGCACGTCCTCGCAGAGTATTGAGGGTGGAATCGAATACCTGAATGGTCTGGCCGAAACGCATCAAGCGTGCGCCAAAACCATCAGTCGTAAGAGTTACAGTGTCAAAACCTGCACCAGCAACTACAGTGGTAGCGGTGCCCACGACACCAGTTCCCGACTGCATTAACTGTGAGTCAAGCTGACGCTTCAACTCGTCCAATGCAGTAGCGGTGAGACGCTTAACTGCATTTGTAATTGCTTTGCGGTCCTTATCAGTGGACCACTGAGTCAGTTTCGTGAACTCAATGTTCTCTGATACGAAAACGCAGCTGAGAACGGCTTTATCCCAAGTAGGGCCACCGCCCCTGCCCAATGGACCACCATCAGGGTTGAAGTATTGGAAACTTCCACCCGGACGCAGTTCCAAGGGAATTCGCATCTGTCTGTTTGAGATTACTTCAACATCACGCTTTTTGATATTAGCGTAAAAGAAGTCATCACGTTCAAACAGAACGCGAATCTTGGGAATCACACGTTCCAGCTCTAACGCTGTTACCTGTGCTTCAACAACGGCCAACGTTTCTCTCCATGAGAATTAGTCGTCCTGCATCAGAAATTCTAATGAGGACATGCCGGCAGGTATATCTTTACCAGATTTTACCTTGCCACCTTTTCGCTGGCCTTCACGTTGGGAAGAAGGCTTTTCCGTAGTGCGGGCCTTATTTTTAGAGCCAGGCCGTGGCTCATCTGTCGTATCCTTCTCTTTACGAGTTCGGATACCCATACCTTTCAAGGCATCAATTCTTGCCTTCTTGATAATAGCAGGCAGAAGTGTCTTGGCCTTTGCAAAGTATGCTGATTCCACCTTACTGACAGTAGATTGGTCAAAATTCTTATCGAAGACGTGTTCCCACAATCTATCGGTAAGATTCTTGAATCTCCTATCCCTACCAATAAGATTTGCCAGAGTTTCCTGTGCTTCTCTTACAGCAGTTTTCTTGACGTAATCACTCATTGTCCCTTTTGGGTCAATATGAGCAGCAATCGTAGACTGAATACGATTGTTGACTCGCGCATTCAAATCAGTGCGCGTAGTCTGAAATCTCTGTTGCATGAACTCACGACGTTCACGCTGAGCAGCATTTTCTCTTGCATCATCCTGTGGTGTATCAGATGCAAGATTTGTCGGAGGTTTGAATTCCGACGTTCCGAATACGAATTGATTAAGAATCAGAGCCGCATTCTTCAGATTCTCATTCTGAGTTCGATTCGCCTCACCAACCATTGCTGCAATAGTGTGCTTAACAGTATTGCCAATCACATGATTGTATGCTCCCTCATCAACCTTCGATAAATTGGTGAGATAGTTGTCCACAATTCGCTTGAACGAATTTGGACTATCAGTTTTCATTGCACTGAGAACGGTAGTTGTATCTCCCTTGAGTAAGTCCTGCTCAAATCTATCAAGAGCAGTAGATTTCTCAGATGCTTCCCTCGCATCTTGAATAGTTGGATACATTTCCGTAAACTGCTGCTCACGGTAATAGGCAGTTTCAAGATATGGAAAATCCTTGAAAAGTGTGGGATACTTCTTAAGGATTTCCCGTCGCGATACAGGAGTTACAAGTTCCAGTTTTGCGTCGTCTGGACCTTCTAATTCCTGTTCAAGTTCTGCAAGTTCGTCATCTTCAGGTTCTTCTTCCTCGTCATCCTCATCTTTTTCATCTTCAGATGGGGATTCATCTTCATCAGCAATTTCTTCTTCTGCTGGTGCTTCATCTGCATCAGTTTTCTCCTTGCGTGGACGTTCTTCCGGAAGTTCTAATGGGTCCGGTTCGTCCTCACCAAGGAATTCAATAATGTCTTCCTTGCTATTACCAGGAGGCAATCCACCGGGATTGTCATCTGGTGCATAGGAAGGAAGTTGTATTTGCCAAAAGTTACGAAGCAGTAGCGACATTGGATTCTCCAGTTATGGGTGCTTCTGGTTGCATTTCTAACTTAGTAGGCTTCTTATTGGGCGGAGCACCATTACCCTCAGGAGCCGCTCCGGGTGGAAGTGGTGGAGGCATCATTAACATCTTGTATGCCTTTGCATATAGCAAGACGTTTTTGTAGCCAGCTTCATTATCAACTCTTGCTTGTCGTCCAGCTTCAGATTGTAACCATCCTCTGAGAATCCTGAACCTCAAATCAGGATTATCAATATCAGGGTCAGGCTGAATAGATGGAACTTCTTGTTCTTGTGGTGGTGGGGCACCAGTAAATACTGCCATCTCCATTGCTTGCGGTGGAGGAGGCATTAAGTGTGGTTCACTACCAAGAAGCGCCTTGATATCATCATAAGTCGCTTCAACTTCATCTTCACCCGGAACAAAGAAGTCTGTAAGACCAATTGCATCACGGATGATTGGTAGATTTTCAGGCGCACCAAGAATTGCAAGAATCTCAGGATTTGCTGCCTGTAGAAGTTGCATAACTATATCTTTCTTCTGGCTCCAAGTCAGAGGAAGATTTTCGTTAGCTTCTATTTCTACCTTGCCAATCTTACCTTCAAGTTCTGCACGTCTGATGAATACGTTAAAGAACGAACCATCAGCATTACGCTTAACATCACGTTCATCGGTTTGCATTTCATCGATGAACATTGGGATGGCTTTACCAAAGATGGTTTTCCACCAGATGTTAAACATCTTCCAAGTATTCTGAAGTCTCTGTAATGCCTGCGCACGAGACATCGAATACTCAGAAGCCGTTTCTGAGCCTTCAAGTTGACCACCAAAGAGTGATGGTAATGCGCCGGATACTAGTTGTCCAAGATTCTGTATCTGCTGAGCAAATGGTAATACTTCAGGAGATAATGTAGCAGTTTTTAGGTCGTTGGATCCTTCACCTAATGTCTTACCAGATTTAGCCTGTGCAGGGAAGATACCACCAGGAGTAACTTCTGTCTGATTATAGGCTTTGAAACTGAGAACAGCAGGGTCAGCAAAGGTCTGACCTATTCCATGTTCAATAGTCTGTAGTGTAAGTGACAACAGGTCATTGGTAATCTCTTGTATGGAAACAAGTAGAAGACCAAGAGGGTCATAATGAACATAATCAGCCAGAGGATTATGTGTAATAGTCCAACAATCGTCCAGAGCTTCATTAACCGCTTTTCCAAAGCAGTCATTGACCATTGAAACTTTACAACCATCTGGGAATAGTTCTTTTAATTGGTCAATATCATCCTGATTCTGCAATACATTGTATGCAGCAGGTCTGAGCCATGTGTGTTTAATAGTAACAACATTAGTGGGATATTCTCCATTGTATTGAGGGGATAGTCTGGCCCACTCATCATACTGGTCATACGCACCAGCAGTTGCGCCAGCCATAGCGTGCATACTCTTGATTACTTCTGTATCTCCTGCGAGATGCTCGAATTCTTCAATTGCGATGCCATAGTGTGTCTCATATGCATATTGAAGATATGGACATTCAGACTGTCTACGAGCATATGATGGAATTTTAATGTTTAATCCACCATACGCTTCCAAGCAGACACGAGACTTAGGTTCATCTGTAGTTCCAACAAGACGTTGGGTAATAAATGATTCGTTTCGTAATTCTGGGTCCATCATGCTCATACATGCTGGACACAATTCTTGCCCCATGTTTAGGGCTGCATGAAGTTCAGCATCTTCATCACCAGGAGCAAATTCATTCTGCTCCATACTGGCAACTTCATCTGAAACTTCTGCTTCTGGATTTGGTTCTTGTTCTCCTGTTAATGGATTGAGGATGGTATCTTCGAGGACGAATCCACATGACGAACATACTGTCTGTTCGTGCTGTTCGTCGTAGTCCTCGTATTCCTTCTGCTCGTAACTTCCATACTCAAGAGATGCCTTTGGATATGAGTAGCACGCGACCATACCTTCAGTGCAATAAATGAATAGAGCATGGAGCCACAAAAGAGTAACGTCATTATGACGGTATATGAGTTCGGCGATTTTATCGCCAGTTTTGGCTGTGATTAAATCCAGGGTATTATCAGCGTCGTCAGGATAGCACTTAACAGGAGGCACAGTAACAGAAAGTGCCGCGATAATGCTTTCCAAATACGCCCGGAATACATTAACTGGTTTGTCATATGCTGACTGGTCGCCATCGTCAGCATATTCTTGGTCCCAAATTCTCCAATCATGCGCGACTTCGGAATACCATACGTTTGATATTCCTTCCCAAGCAAGTTTGAGTCTGCGCCATGTTCTTAATTGACGCTCACGGACAGACCTATCCTCTATGTCGCATTCAGCTACGACATTTTTAAGTAGACGTTTTACGTCTTCGGATAGCTCTTTCTTCCGTGACATTAAGAATACATTCCGTGCATTCTACCTCGTCCAACCATCTGCTCAAAAGGAACAGACGGACCAACATCCATACCCATTCCAGCATTACCAGATATACCCGGAGGCACACCCATTTGCTGTGATGGTGGCTGTTGTCCTTGTGGTTGTTTGTATTGCTGAAGTAATCGCTGAATTAATGGAGACAATCCACCCATCATTCCACTCATTCCCATAGGGTCTTGTTGCTGTTGTGGAGGTTGTTGGAACCGCTCATTCTGTGGCTGTCCCATAGTAGAAATTGATTGTGAGATTCCAGGCATAGCCTGTCCAAATCTCGACATGAATGATGGTGATGGGTCAGTGCCTATACCACCAGCTTGTGGAGCATTCTGCATATTAGATTTCATGCGAGAACCCATGTTTTTCGCACCCTTACCAATAGCCTTACCAGTAGCGCCGAATGCCTTTCCTAACGCACCTAGCATTACTTTACTCCACGCTTCTTCTTGACGTGTTTGGATGGCCCTGTGTCCATGCCCTGTTTATTAGCAGTGGCATAGAAAACTTGTTTGCCCTTCTTGTCACCATACTGCTTCTGCATGGATGACATTACTTTCTCTCCACTACCTTTGAAGTATTTGGAGATTGGCATTAGTCTGTCGAACGCCTACCCTTAGACGCTCTACCTTTCTTTCTGCGCGTAATACCTGCCTTACGCTCATCACGTAATCTACCAGCTTCAAGCCGACGAGCACTAGGATTATTAGGAACATCTCTGTTCGCTTGCATTCTGCGATGTGCAGCATTAAACGCTTCATCAGCATTATTGTATTCAGGTTTAACATTGATGTAGTCAGGAGCTATTGCTTTACCGATTCTTGGTCCTACATCAATTCCAGCAGTTGCCCGTTGGGGCATTACTAAGTCAGTAATGTTAGTAGGGTCAGGTCTGGGATTAATGCGAGGCATCGCTAATTCGCGTGCTGCCGAATATGCTTTACCTGCGCGTCTCATTCCCATTACTGAAGGAATATACATTGCTGCAAGATTAGCAGGACTTGTCATATCCGATGCTAAGTCTCCTGCACCTTGAGCAGCACCTTGTAGAAATCCTTTACCACGAGCGAGCCACACATTTTCTTCGGGCTTTCTACTAGTATCCCGAACAAAATCAGAAGCCATACGAGATGGCATATCAGTCAATGGAGAAAAG